GGTAGTAACAGGTTTGCTAGAATTTAGTATTGCAGAACAAATAGATAAACCTTCTTGAACTGATCCACCGATTGAATTTATCCTAACTTCGATTTCAGATACAGTAGATTGTTCGTTTAGCCAAAGTAACTCATTAGCAAAATAGTTACCATCTATTCCAAATCCCATCTGACTATCATCACCAATATGCTTATAAAGCAACATTGTTGCCTTACTACCGGATACATTTGAAAACTGTAAATTCATAATACAAAATTAATTAGTAAATTTGTTATATTTTATTTTTGTAACTTTTTTAATCTATTTTGTAACAAAATATGGCAACACCTGAAGAAAAAGAAAAACAATTCAAAGCTAGGGTAACTGTTGAACTTCGTGGACAGGCAAAGATTAAATTCTTTGAAGAAGTGAATAAAACAGGTATTGCTGAAGCAAAACTAGCTAGAAAAATTATCTCTGAATACTACGAAAAACCAAATAGGTTTTAAGCAGAATATTCTATAGTTACAAACCCACGATTAATAGCATTGTTATTATAATCACTGCTATCAAAAGTACCACCTGTTCTGATTTTCATTGATACTGACCAACCACTACCACTAACAGTATAACCAACTATAACACCTTGAACAGCAAAACTTGTTGACCAATGGTCTAATGGTAAAGCATTTAATAAACTATCATCTAAAATAGTAACACTAATACTTTTTATTTTAGGCATTAATGTACCTGCTGCATCATCAATCAAAACACTTGCAGTATCTGTTCCACCTGATGAAACATTCATATTCCAACCATTGATAGGGTAAATCTTTCTGCAAATACCACTATGCAACTGCAAATCTGCATAATCAAATAACCCACTTCCACTTGCTGCATCTGTAAACTCTATTGTTTTTATTTCATGTACATATCTAGCATTATTATCACTAAATAACACAGGATCACTAGCAGAATAAGTAGTAGAAAGTACACCTACTATTGTATTGGTTATAGAAGCATTTACATAGGCAGGAACTAAATAAATAATCCCATTTTGATAAATAGCACCTGCACTAATATCAGCATTTGGACTGTCTGAATTTTCACAACCAAATAAAGCAATATAGTCAGTATCGTTATTACCCACTATTCCTTTTGCTAGAGCATTAGTAGCTTCTATTATCATAGAATTGTACCACTCATGAGTAACCTTTGTGTATGGCTGTCTTACACCTGTTGCAATGTCTGAATATAATACTTTTTTCATCTTTTTATTAATATGGTACTACTTTGGCAATTATTCCACCAAAGATTACCCTGTTTGCATAATTTAAAACTGTCTTTTGTGCTTCCGGATAAGGTGCAGATTCTGTGTAATTACTTATAATATCTAATATGCTATTAGGAACATAAATCCACAAACTTTCAGTATCGTAAGTATAAGATTCACCAACAAAAGCCATAGCATCAGATCCACTTATTGCTGCTTGACTGCTATCTGTACCATCTAACCCTGAAGTGAATGCTATTGTATCTATTGCGAATGTTCCTACATGAATATCACTTAAACCACCAATAATAGGTTGTCTAAATGTAGTGTTATAGTGTTTATTCAATACCCACTCTAATAACAATTTCTGTCCTGTTACATTTGCTCTAGGCACAGCACCAACATTATCACTTACTAGCATCCAATAATTAGTATCAGTACATGGTGTGTTCATTGGTACATTCTGAACAGCAATATAAAAGTTGTAATCCAAATAACTTACCACATCATTCGTATTATAAGCTACACCACTATCCCAAATATAATCATAAATACCATAAGCATAGTTATCATAAAATCTATCTCTTAACCATTGCAAAGGATATAACAATACACCTACCCATGACTTGTATTTGTCATTTCGTTTGTAAGGTGGTAAAAACTGCTCACCAAAAATAGTTGTATTGAAATCGTAAATCATATTATATTATAAGTAATTGTATCTGCCCATGTTGAACCAACTGTATCTTCTTCAACAGCATAACCTGCATAAGGAACTATACTTGTAATAGCTAGTGTGTAATTGTCAACTAATTTAAATCCACTTCCAAATGCAATAGAATCTCTTCTAACCCAAATATCCTGTAACTTAATATCACTCACACCAACTACTGACCTAATTGAATATTCTAAATCTATTACCTTTATCTGACCATCAAAATCAATACCTGTCAAATAAGCATTGATTGCTGCTTCTACATTTGTCTGAATTGTAGCTGAATACTGCCCATCATAAAACACATCACCATTGATATAAAGTTTATCACTTACAGCATTAATCAAATTCCAAAACACACCTGCAGGATTCAATTCAGAATAATATGCTTGTAGTGCTGTTGGTTCAATACCTGTTAACTGTTCCGGTGGTTCATTCTTTGCTACTTTAATATTTACTATTTTATTGAAATCAGTTGAAACAGAACATCTAGTTATTATTCTTAATGCAGGATCAACTACAGGATAAGCAATTTTAGTATCATCAGTTACTTCTAATACCTGTGGATCAGTTGCACTATATTGAAACTCTAGAATCTTTGTTCTAATCCATTTCGGAGTACCTACATAGTTATTCTCTATGATAGTTTCAATTTCTGCTTTGAAAACATCTTGTAACTGCTCATAAACATTAATACAGGCAGCGACAATAAATATCCATAAACGCCAAATTGATGTCTGTGATGTGCTGTTTAATCCGGATAAATTACTGTCTGCTGCTTTAGCATCTAGCATCTGCTGTGCTATAGTTTGAATACTTCTTGCCATTATTCTAATAATCTTAATTCGTTATTTTCAGTAATTCTAAAGCTACCATCTTCAGTCAATCTTACTGCTTCGTAATCTGCATTCAAAATTAATGTATTTATTGTAGTTTCTACTTCAGTTGTAACAAAGTAATCTTTACCACTAGTTTCGTAACTTAAAATATATTCCTGAATGTTTGTATGGTCAAAATTCTGAATCTCTGACCTTCGCAACATTTTTGTATTATAATCTGCTTGAAATGTGTGAACAATATTGTGTAAATCCTGTTTTAATTGCAGTATATCAGTATCTTCATTCTTGTAACTTTCAAAACCTAGATGAAGATTGACAGTCATGTCATACTTCTGCACCCCTTTCAAATAATCGTAGTAAGTTATATCTGTGAACTCAATAAAGCAACATGGATAACCGAAAGGTACATTTTCATTTTCTCTTTCAAACTGATTATCCCACAAACCGACAAACTTCAAAGCAGTTAATGTCTGAATCTTTGCTTTCAAAGCATTGTAAAACTCTAGTTGCATTATTTAAAAGTTTTATCTAGGTTGTTTATAATCACTTTCTTTATCTTTTCATTCATGTTATAAGAATCACCCATGAACTGTCTTTTAGGCATCTTAAATGAATGCTTACCAAATGCTTTACCCATTAACCCTTCATTGTGAATTTTTGAATAAGGCAAATCACTACTAATCACTATTCTTAAATTACTTTTGTTTACTGTACCTAGTTTAATTGACCTTCTTAAATCACCTGATTTAACTAATATTGCTCTAGTAGTATCATTCACTATTTTACCACCTTTAGTCCTGTAAGTATTTCTTTTTCTTGGCTGCCATTTCTCAATTGATTTATCATCAAAACCCTGATTTCTGAATGACTGAATAAAATGGTTTTTAGCAGTATTACCAATTAATATCAAACTTCGTTCTAAAGCAGTTCTTGCTTTTCTTTCAATCTTACTGAAATCAAACTTATCTGCCATTAGTTTAAGTTGATTAAAAACATTGTATCCTTATACGGAACAAACCACCAAAACTTGTAAATATTATAAACTCTTATCTTCATAATGCAGGAAAACCCCAATTAGTTTTTGCTGCTTCCTTATCACCTTTTGCAATGTCAAAGTAAGGATGTTTGTCCTTTCCTTTTGTCTTGAAAACATACTTATCAATTCCACTATTCATCATAAATTCAGGTGGAACATCATTAGGTTTTAACCACCCCTGCAAATCAGTTACATTTTCTTCACCTTCCGATAACTGAATAACTGTACACCTACATCGCCATCCATTTGGTGGATAGTAATTAGTCCAAAACTTATCATTCACCGGTCTTACTATATTATCCAATTCTCTGTGTGTTGGTCTTACCCTAGCATCACCTACTGTTTGATATTTTAACAATGGTAGTACATCGGCATCTTGAACTATTCTACCCCAATTCGCTGCCATTCTACTTGATCCAACTGCTGTCTGATATTCTGCCTGTAAGTAAGCATCGTTATAATCAGTAAAGATTTTTGTAGCTTCCTGTTTAAACTTAAAAAAAGAACTCTTTAATTCAGGTTGTGCTAACAAATCACCCATTGACCTTACCTGCTGATAAGTTTTAGCACCTGAAAAAATGTAAATATTCTCACTCAAATCTTGAAGCATCAATAAATCTGCTTCAGTATATTCTACCTTAATTAACCCTTCAGCAAACCCAATATCAACTCCTTTTTTTAAATGTGTGGCAGTTTTTAAGTAAACAGATATTGGTAAGTTGTTTATTGTTACTGCACCTATCCAAATATCATTTGTTAACCTATTTAAATCATTCTCATCAAATGGTGTAGGTACTTCTTCTTCACCTACATTTGTGAAACCACAAACTAAACACATTATCTGTATAAGTTTTTTAGTTTATTCTCAATGCTAGATTCAACTGCACCAACTTCTTCTTCCATTACACCCATTGGTTCATCTTCAATCTCTACACCATATTTAGATTCAATGTATTCAGAACTTAATTTAAAATATGGCATTAAACTAACATCAATCTTTGCCTGTTCTACCAAACTCAAAGATTCACTCATGTCAAATTCAAACTCATACCCTTCCAACCCAAATCCTAATCTATTCAGCATTGGAAACAATTGGTCATTAATCCAAAACTGCATCTTCTGCTGATCCTGTTTAGCCAAAATATCTGCTATACC